AGCTGAACGAATGGATCAACAACGACACGTAGCATCACGAATTGTAAAAACTTATTCTGCTATTGAAAAATATTTTAAAAATTTATCAAGTAGTTTAACCAAAATTGGATTACCAGCTTACCATCATGATTGCTGGGTTGGTATGGGCACTGCCAGTGATCATACTGCAATTGATGATATCCAAGTTATTAGTACCATTGCTAGTGGTCATACTACAGTTCAACAAGTGCTAGGCGGGCAAGGTGTGGCGGAAGAGTGGAGTCAGAAATATAAATCCAGTATCAACTGTAGTCATCCAAAAGGCTTCAGCCAAAAAGCACATTGTGCTGGTAAGAAAAAACACAACGAAAGTTACCACATGATGGAGATGACTTGCCCAGACTGCGGCATGTGCCAAACACATGGCAATCTTAATGAGATCAAGAAAGGTCAAAAGGACAGTAACGGCTTTACTCGTTGCTGGCCAGGTAAACATGCGGAAGGCACCAAGAAAGGTAAGAATGGTGGGCAAGTTCGAAACTGTGTGCCTAACGAAGGTGTGGCGGAAGGCTCACACGAAGAAGAAGTTGAAAAACTGGCTGCATATAATAAAAAGATGGCTGGTAAGAATCCACCAATCGACTTGGGTCTACGAGAAGTAGGCAACTGGGCAAAAGTTGGTCACTACGGCGATCCTATCAAAACAGCCTGGCTCAATATAGCAAGATATGGAGTTAGAAACAATAGATTCAATAATTCAGTTGATCGAGTAATGTCAGCAATTGGTGAATTCCCCGATCTTGAAGATGAAGTATATGACATGTATGATATTAACCAAGACGAAGTTGATGCGTTATATCATGCCTATGCAACAGTATACGACCAATGGGAACAGCTACAAGGTCAGCAAGACGCGGCGGAAGGCTACGGAATATCTGGTGCTCAAACTGCTATGTATTCAAAAATACAACCAGGTAAAGAAATAAACGAATCAGTTGATACAAATAATATTAAACAACAACTTTCTGAATTAAGTAAAAAATTAGAACATGCCGAATATACATTAAATCAAGTCAGGGGTATTACCAAAGGCATTAAATATGAATCTGTCGCAATTTCTATTGAATCACAAGTTTCTGAACTAGCTAAAAAATTAGGTATTGAAAATGAATATAAATCCGAAGCTCGGGATGTTTGGGATGCAGAAAAAGCATTAGAAGGGGCGGTTTACAATTTAGAGGAACCCTTTACATATTATATCTATAATATTAAAAATAAAATAGAAGAACTAGAAGATCATATAAAATATCCAGACGAGTCTAGAGAAATGGAAGAGGACAAAGGAGCCGGGGCGGAAAGTCCATTAAGCAGTATCAATAACATGGATCCATATCATAATAGTTTGGCAGAAGCATTAAACAAAGAACTTCTAAAAAAAAAGATAAAATAGCGGAAAAGGCTCCTCCAGGCTGGAAAGGCACTGTGCGTGCCATGAAAAATCATAAAAATATTGATAATCCTTTTGCTTTGGCCTGGAGTATGAAAAAGAAAGGGTACAAGAGTCATAAACCGAATGTGGGCGAAGATGCGTATACTGATAATTTAGAAGTTACCCTAGAAAGAATTCTTGAACCAAATGATCCAGTAGAAAAATATATTGATGTTTTTCAAAAGGCAGATTACAATAAACCCGGTAGTTTTCAATTTGGAAAATATAATGCTGTAAATAGAACTCCGGAAAAAAGAGAACGCATGGCTAAAGCCGCTAGTTACGCCGCCAAAACAAGGAAATAACATGGCAAATACATATACATGGAAAATTGTACAACTAGATTGTTTGCCAGATGCTAATGGATTACTACATGTTATTCAAGATGTACACTGGAGACTAGAGGGAACCGACGGAACTTATTCCAGTTATGTTTACGGATCGGTTGCGTTATCTCAACCACATCCAGATGATTTTATATTGTATGATGATTTAACCGAAGATCAAATTATCAATTGGGTTATTAATTCAATTGGGAACAACAGTGTGGCTGACTACCAAACAACAATTGATACCAAAATTGCGGCGTCAGTTGATCCACAAAAAGTTTATCCATCTCTTCCTTGGAAAAATCATAATATTTGAACTATATAAATGTTGTTATTGCTACCAAAACAATGTATAGTATAATTTTAAGGAACAAAATATGAGCAAAGTATTTGGTGCTCCCGAACAGGCAAAGATTAAACAGATTGTTGCCGAAGGTGTCACAGTAATGAGCGAAATCTCTGACTTGCAAGAGGGATTGAATGAAACAATCAAAGCAGTAGCAGAAGAACTAGAAGTTAAACCCAGTGTTATTAAAAAAGCAATTCGCATTGCACAAAAAGATAAATGGGATTCGGTATGGAAAGAATTTGACGATCTTGAAACCATTGTTGATATTAGCGGACATGCACATCGTCGAGAAGATATTTAAACTAATTTAACCAAAATAGTTGAACTATATCATGGTAGTATGTATAATAATAACAACTGATATTAATCAGTAAATTTTAAAGGAAATATTATGTCAACAATTAAAGTAAAACGTTTCAATACAAAGACCAAACAAGGTCGATTATTTAGAGCTTTGGTAACAAACCGCGAAGTTCTTTCTGAGAGCGAAATTTCTCATCGTTTCAGTATTAAAAATCCAACAGCAACTATTAGCGCAATTCGCCAAAGTGGTTATGCTGTATATGCCAAAACTCGAAAGGCCGGGAATGGCGTTATGGTTACTGAATACAAACACGGAGAAGCAAATCGCGAAATCGTAGCTGCCGGATATAAAGCTCTTTCTTTGGGACTTGTCTAAAAACAGCTTACCGATATAAATGATTTATATAAAAAGGCTATTTTAATAGCCTTTTTCATTGATTTATTTTATCCTTCATGCTATACTATTGTATGGTATCTATTATTTGTAACCCTACAAAAAATGTTATGTCATTAAAGAGCATATGGCGTCCAATGAATAAACAGGATCTTGATACCTTTGTACATTTAACTTATGAAATTTGGCCAAATCACTGGGAAAGTCCAAAATCTCTAATAGCAAGATATCATTTATACCCTAACGGTTTTCAAATATACGAGATTGATAATATGCCATCTGGATACTTGATGAGTCATCCAGGATATTTAAATTGTCCTCCAGAATTGAATGAGACTTATGCTCTTGATAAAGGAAAACCAACCTGTTATCATATTCACGATGCGGCTATAGTAAAAACTGCTAGAGGAAATAATGCCATAAAGCAAGTTTGGCCGTATATTTTAGAACTAGCAACAGCATATAATATTATTAGTTTAATAGCAGTAGATAATACTGAAAGTTTTTGGAGTAAACTGGGATTCATACCATCAAATTTTCAAGCAAATTATGGTACACATATGATATTAAAGTTAAATAAAAACAAGTAAGGTCCTGCGAGCCATAAATCGCGATAAAGAAGGTTGCCGGCCATAAACGGTAGGAGAAAAATATGAGTTATATAGATGCTCGATGGGATCGAGAAAAGGATATCGTTCAGGTTGTAGAACGAGATTCTAAAAAAGGTAGACTATTTCGTCAATACAACGCACGTTATCAATTTTACTATCCTGACCAAAAAGGAAAATATAAAAGTATTTTTGGTGAAAACTTATCTAAAGTTTCGGCACGTGGTTACAAAGAATACCAAAAAGAAATTAAAATACATAACAATCACAAACTATACGAGAGTGATATTAACCCTGTATTTCGTTGTCTAGAAGAAAATTACCTAAATCAAGATCCGCCTAAACTAAATGTAGCGTTTTATGATATTGAAGTGGATTTTGATCCAGAACGTGGATACGCAAGTCCTGATGATGCGTTTATGCCCATCACTGCTATTGCCGTATACCTTCAATGGTTAGAGACTATGGTGTGTTTGGCAATTCCACCTAAAACACTAACAATGGAGCAAGCGCAGGATCAAGTTAAAGAATTTCCAAATACATTTTTATTTGAAACAGAGTATGAAATGTTGGATACATTTTTAAATCTAATCGAAGATGCTGATGTACTAAGTGGGTGGAACAGTGAAGGTTTTGATATTCCGTACACTGTAAATCGTGTTATCAAAGTACTAAGCAAAGATGACACCCGCAGATTTTGTTTATGGGATCAAATGCCCAAAAAACGAGAATACGAAAAGTACGGAAAAACTGCCATTACTTACGATTTTGTAGGACGAGTACATTTAGATAGTTTAGAACTATATAGAAAGTACACCTATGAAGAACGGCATAGTTATCGTTTGGACGCCATTGCCGAGTACGAATTGGGAGAAACCAAAACAGTTTACGAAGGTACACTGGATCAACTGTACAATAATGATTTTCGTAAATTTATCGAATACAACAGACAAGACTGCGCACTGTTAGACAAGCTAGATAAAAAATTAAAATTCTTAGATCTTGCCAATACTGTTGCTCACGAAAATACTGTGTTACTGCAAACTACAATGGGCGCTGTGGCTGTTACTGAACAGGCCATTGTAAACGAAGCACATCATAGAGGTATGATGGTTCCAAGTAGACCTGCCCGAGATGAAAATGCATCAAATCAGGCTGCAGGTGCTTATGTTGCATATCCCAAAAAAGGACTACATGATTATATCGGATCAATGGATATTAACTCATTGTACCCATCAGTAATTCGTGCGCTCAATATGGGTCCGGAAACCATCGTGGGCCAATTAAGGCAAGACTATACAAAAGAAGAAATTGAATCAAAAATAGCTAAAAAGGCAAGTTTTGCCGCATCATGGGAGGGTAAATTTGGAAGTAACGAATATGAATTTGTTATGAACAAAGATCGGTCACATGATATTATTATTGATTGGGAAAACGGTGAAACCAGTGTCATGAGCGGGGCACAGATATACGAGATGATATTTGAAAGCAACAAACCTTGGATGTTAAGTGCCAATGGTACAATATTTACACATGAACGAGAAGGAGTTATTCCTGGATTGCTAAAACGTTGGTACGCCGAAAGAAAAGATATGCAGGCCAAACTTAAAGAAGCAATTAAAGCAGAGAATAAAATTGAAGAAGAATACTGGGATAAACGCCAGCTCGTTAAAAAAATTAACCTTAATAGTTTGTATGGTGCTATTCTTAACAGTGGATGTAGGTTTTTTGATAATCGTATTGGACAATCAACTACCCTTACAGGTCGAGGGATCGCTCGTCATATGGCCGCAAAAATAAATGAAGTTGTCACAGGCGATTACAACCACATCGGAAAAAGCATTATTTATGGAGATAGCGTCACAGGCGATACCAATGTACTAACAAAGAATGGTGATATATCTATCGAAGAATTATTCAATCGATGTGCCGAGCACTCGATCGTAGGCGAAAAAGAATATGGAGTATGGAGTCCAGACAAAGTAATAGGGTTCAATTCTTTTGAAGATAGCACAGTTATGTCAAATATATCATATGTAATGCGACACAAGACTAAGAAAAAGATATACAGAATAAATTTAACAAACGGAAAAAGCGTAAAAGTCACGGAGGACCATAGCATAATGGTTGACAGAGATGGATATTTGATCGAAGTCAAACCCACTGATATACTCAAAACTGATCTCATTATTTGCCTAAAAGGTAAAAAAATGGATATTGAAAGAACAACTATAGCAACCGTGGAATGTGTGGGAGAGGTCGATGATTATGTGTACGATATAAGCATTGATGACCAAGATCCATTCTTCTTTGCTAACGATATATTAGTACATAATACCGATAGTGCCTATTTCAGTGCCTATTCATCCTTAAAAAATGAAATTGCTAAAGGTGAAATACCTTGGACCAAAGACACAGTTGTTCAATTGTATGATACAATAGCCAATGAAGTGAATAGTACATTTCCACAATTTATGGTTGAGGCATATCACTGCCCAAAATCACGAGGCGAAGTTATTCGAGCTGGGCGTGAGATAGTTGCTATTAAAGGATTGTTTATTACTAAGAAACGGTATGCTGTGTTGTATTATGATAAAGAAGGCAAACGTAGCGACATAGATGGCAAGCCAGGTAAAATTAAAGCCATGGGATTAGATCTTAAACGTAGCGATACTCCAGAATTTATGCAGAAGTTTTTAGAAGAAGTATTAACCAAAGTGCTCAATGGTTCTGAAGAAAAAGAAGTGTTAGAAATGATTTCTAAGTTTAGAACCGAATTTAAGACCAGACCCGGATGGGAAAAAGGTAGTCCTAAACGTGCTAACAATATTGCCGAATATCAAGAAAAAGAACGCAAGGCAGGTAAGGCCAATATGCCCGGACATGTTCGTGCTAGTATCAATTGGAATACCTTAAAACGTATGAACGGTGACAAGTACAGTCAACAAATTGTTGATGGTATGAAAGTTATTGTTTGCAAAATGAAAGCAAATCCTTTAGGATTTACTAGTATTGCCTATCCAGTTGACGAACTGCGTTTGCCAAAATGGTTTCAAGAATTACCATTTGACCATGAAGAGATGGAGGCAACTATCATCAATAACAAAATCGAAAACTTAATTGGTGTACTTGAGTTTGATCTTGTGTCAACTGAAGAAACTAGCACGTTCAATTCTCTATTTAATTTTGATTAAATTTATCACTATCAACAAATAGAAAAAGTTGGACAAAATAATCGTTGACATTCTTGTCAAATCTAAATAAACTTATATAAAGGAAAATTATTATGCAAAACCTGCTCAAAGATATCGTATCACACACAAACAAACTTGGATTCCTTAACATTGTTAAAATCACAGGTACCGAAGATAAAACATTAATTGACAGTATGGCTGATGACCGAACTGTTGTTATGTACGCCGAAACCGCAACACCATATCCACAATTAATTGGAACATTTGGTATGCCACAATTGGAAAAACTTCGTTATCTAATTGAAGGTAAAGAGTATCAAGAAAATGCTAAAATTGAATTGTTAATCGCTCCTTATAACGGCGAGGACATGCCAGTCGGCCTTCACTTTGAAAATAATGACGGTGATTTTAAAAACGATTATAGATTTATGAATCAATCTATTATTGAAGAAAAATTAAAAACTGTTAAATTCCGAGGTGTTACATGGAACGTTACTCTTTCTCCCACAGTTAGTGCTATACAACGTTTCCAATTTCAAGCAGGTGCTAATACAGAACACGAAGCATTTTTAGCAAAAACAGATGGCGATAAATTAATTTTTACATTTGGTGATGTCGCAACTCATGCTGGAGAATTTGTATTTGCTACCGGAGTAACAGGTAAAATTACCAAGGCATGGACATACCCGATTAATTCTGTTTTGAGTATTTTAAAAATTGCCGATGCCAATAATACCAAAATGAGTTTTAGTGATAGTGGTGCGTTGCGTCTTGAATTAGATAGCGGCATTGCAACTTACGAATATATTGTTCCAGCCAAGATATGATAAAAGGTATTGATCCAAAAAGCAAGTATATTACTGTATCTGGCGGAACTCCAGGCAGTAATTATATTAACAACTATTCTGGCTTACAAGGTGTAGGTAATTTGAGATTCAATACTAACAACCAAAACATAGAAATATGGGATGGTAACACCTGGGTAACTATGCAATCATCATATGCTACTGTACATTTAGATGCTGAAGCAATAAGCCTATTAGATTGGGTCAAAGAAAAACAGCAAGAAGAATGGAAGATAAAAGAATTGATTAAAACTAATCCTGCTGTTAAACTAGCACATGACAATCTTTTAAAAGCAAAAGAACAATTAGAAATAATAACCATA